GCCAGCTCGTCCTTGGCGGCGGAGCGAGCACCGACAATACCTCGATCTGGATCGTCGACTGGGGCGAGGATTCGGTCTACGGCATCCATCCCCCGGGCGTGCCCGCGGGGTTGCAGACCGAGGACATGGGGCGCCAGCGCGTGACCGATGGCGACGGGTACGCCTTTTGGGCCTGGGTCTCCAGGTTCAAGTGGAGCCTCGGGCTTGTGGTCGAGAATTACAAGCACGTGGCTCGGATCTGCAATATCGACGCCTCGGATCTGGCTGACGCGGGAGAGTCCGGTTACGCGGGCGCAAACCTCGTTTCCCTGCTCGTCAAGGCGCTCCACAAAATGGATCCTCCTGGAGGCCGGCGCCGCGTGATCTATGCCAACGAAACGGCGTTGACGGCGCTCGATCTGCTCGCCAACAACAAATCCACTCTCGCCGTCGGGTATCGTGAATACGCGGGCGAGGAGGTCCTCTCCTTCCGCCAGTATCCAATCCGCCGTGTGGACCAGATCACGGTCGCCGAGGCCACGATCAGCTAACCCCCTACCCTATCCATCTTCCGCGCCCGCGGCGCAGGCCTCGGGTTCAGAAAGACGAGAAAACTCCATGTTCTTAGACTCTGAATTGCTGTTTTCCAACGCGCAGGCGGTCACGGCGACGGCCGCCTCCACCAATATCCTCGACCTGGGCGCCGCCAAAGACCTGGGCGCAGGCGAGCCCCTGGACTTATTCATTCAAGCCTCGACCGTACCCACGGACGACTCAGGATCCGACCTGACCCTCAACGTCGCCCTGCAGATCGACTCCGATGCGGCCTTCGGGTCGGCCACCACCGTGTGGAGCCGGACTTTCACCATGGCCGAGCTGGTGGCCATGGTCCCGACGGCCGGAGGCATGCTCTCCTACGTCCCCGGCGTCTTCCCTTGGGGCTCAAAAGAGAGATACGCGCGCCTCTATTACACGGTCGCGAACGGGACCCTGGGAGGCGGGACCTACACGGCCGGCCTCTGCAAGGGCAAGCCCGCCAACGCGGGCGTGACCGGATAACCCCACACATCATGTGACGCCCGGGCGGGCGCTCGTCGAGGCCCGCCCTGGCCGAGGTCCAAAAATGGCAACCCACCTGATCAAGACCAACTACTGGGACGGAGCACACCTCTACACCGCGGACGCCCGCCATCCCGCGGTGATCGAGGTGCCCGACTCGACCCCTCCCTCCAGGTCGTGGGAGCCGATGGATGAGGCCGCGCGATCAGCCCTGGCCGCTCTGTTCACCGCTGACCTGGCCAAGGCGGAGGCCCTCGTCAAGAAGCACTCCGATAAAGAGATCGTGGCCATGCACCAACACCGAGCGGACCAGGCCTCCGAGGCGCTCGAGCGGGTGAAGGCGCAGGGACTCGGCAGGGTCCCCGAGCGCGCGCCGGCGAAGGAGCAGAGCTGGAAGGCGGGGCTCAAGCCCCATTCCCGCGGCTATATGGCCCCAGCGGAGACGCCAGATCCGAGCGCGACCAAAGATGAGGGCGACGCAAAGAAGGTGAAGCTCGGGCGCTCCGCGACGTAACGCAGGGTAACGCAGGGTAACGCAGGGTAACAGGGCACAGGGAGGCGCGATGGCCACGAGCGCAGTCCAGGTCTGCAACATGGCCCTCTCAAGGGTAGGGTCCTCCGCGTTCATCTCGGCCCTGGACGAGGACACGCCAGAGGCCGAAATGTTGAACCTCTACTACGAGCCGAAGCGAGACGGCCTGCTCGAGCTCGGCGCCTGGCCCTGGGCGACCCGCCGGGTGGCGCTCTCGGCGCTCGCGTCCCCGGACGCGACCACGGAGGAGGTCTGGAGCTACGTCTACACGCTCCCCGCGGACTGCCTGCAGGTGCAGGACCTCTGGAGCGGCTCCCGCACTCCGACCGCGTCTGATCGGATCCCCTTCGCGGTGGAGTGGGACGCGACCAACGCCTGCCGGGTGCTCTGCACGGACGAGGAGGACGCGGTCCTCGTCTACACCCGGAAGGTGACGGACGTCGCTGCCTACCCGCAGCACTTCGTCGAAGCCCTCGTCTGGGCGCTCGCCGCCGAGCTCGCGCTGGGCTTGATCGGCAAGCCGGAGCTCTTCGCGAACGCCCAGGCCATGGCCGACCGGGCGCGCTCCAGGGCCGTGGCCAAGGCAGGGAACACGAACCGCCCTGACGTCCCAGCGGTATCCGAATTCGAAGCCGAGAGGGCCTGATCTGATGATGATCAAGCAGAACAGCTTCACCGGCGGAGAGCTCTCCCCCCGCACCTACGCGCGCTCCGACCTCGAGCGCTACGGGACCGCCCTCCGGATCTGCGAAAACTTCATTCCGCGCCAGCAAGGAGCCTTGCAAAACCGCCCAGGGCTCCAGTATTGCGGGCCTCCAATGGTCATGGGGGAGATGTCCTGGTGTGGCGGCTACCGAATCGCCGCCTTCACGATGACCGACGGCTACACCTACGTCTTGACCTTCGGCCCCGCCGGGATCCGTGTCTTCTACGACGGCTCCCCGCTCCTCTACTCCACGGACATCTACGACGACGACACGCCCCCGAACCTCATCCATTCGGAGGGCGACCCAGTCACGGTCGGGATCGAGCTCCTCGCCGCGGCGCTCTGTCAGTCCGACGAGGAGACCGCCTGGTCCTTCGCGCAGTGTGGCGACGAGATCTCGATCGTCTCGTACCTGCCCCGCATCGCCGGTGAGGACGACGCGCATTGTCTCGCCGCAAAACTCATCTACGAGGGCCCGGACTATTGGACCTTGATCGCTCAGCCCTTCGAGTCCTCGGAGGACGCTGTCGCGGACCTCGCCTTCGTAGGCACGCCGGACGAGGACGGGAACGACGACCACCCGCCGAAGACCTGGTCATGGTACGTGACCGCGATCATGGATGAGACCGGGGAGGAGACTCCGGTCTCCGCCGAGCTCAAGACCTCGTCAGGGTTGATCGCGCTCTATCCCGACATGGCCGAAGTCCTGATGGACTGGACCGCGAAGGACGGCGCATCCCTCTACCTCGTCTACAGATCGCGATTCGGGAAGTCCGGGCTCGTGGGCTCCACCCTCGAAACTAGCTTTTGCGACGACGGCTCGATCGCCCCGGACTACACCTGCCCGATCCCGCGCTCGAGCTACTGGAACGAGGACACGACGAGCGTCTGCTTCTTCCAGCAACGGCAGGTGTACGGGTGTCTCCCGCAGACGGTCCGCTTCTCCGAGGTCGCCGACTTCCGATTCTGGGACATCGTAGGCCGGACCTACGACACGGCCCCGATCGAGCACCGCCTCGCGTCGCAGTATGCGGACGTGATCAATCGACTGATCCCGATTGGTCGCGGTCTGATCGCCCTCACGGAGACAGCCGAGCACTCACTCCAGGGAGGAGAGAACGGGATCACCCCCACGAAATGCGAGATCCTCACGCACTCGCGCCACGGGAGCGCCGCCCGGCCTCCCCCCGCCGTGGTCGACAACTATCTCGTTTGGGCCCTCCCGAACGGCCGGATCCGAGATCTGGCTTACGACTCCACCTCGGAGTCCTACGGCGGGCAGGAGCTCTCCCTCTTCGCTGACCACCTCTTCGAGGGACTGACCGTCTATGACATGGCCTGGCAGGCGGACGAGCACGTCCTCTGGGTGATCCTCTCGGACTACTCGCTCCTCTCCCTCACCTACCTGCGGGATCAGCAGATCTGGGGATGGGCTCGACACGAGACTTGCTCCGGGGATGATCAATTCCGGGCCGTGTGTGTCGCCCGCGAGGACGGGCGGGACGTGCCCTACTTCATCGTGCGTCGCGACGTCGACGGCAACGCGACGTACTACCTCGAGCGCCTCACCCCGCGGAACGGGGTAGAGCTCTGCGACCTGGTCCTCCTGGACTGCGCCGTCTCGTGGGACGGAAGGAACACGAACCCCTATCGGACCATGGAGATCGGCGCGTCGGGCGAAGGCCAGGCGTACACCGTGGGCTCCCAGCAAACCCTCACCAGCGGCATTTCTGGGATGTTCGAGGACGCCGACATCGGAGATCAGATTGTCATCGGCCTCGGGACCGACACTGAGGTCTGGCTCGAGATCGTGTCGGTCACCGTGGGCGGCGGTAGCTGTACCGTCGAGGTGCAGGATATCGACGTCCCAATGTCCAGGAGAGGCGAATCCACTGCCGATTGGGCCTGGGCACGTAAGACCTTCGTCGTCCCGGACGGGGACATTTGGGGAGCCGAGAAGACTCTCGCCGCCGTCGCCGATGGCGCGCCGGTGCCCGCCGCCTCCATGGAAGTGGGGGGAGTGAGTGTCCGCACCGCCAATATCGTGCCGAATGAGGCCCCCTACACGATCCAGGTCACGGCCGATGAAGGATACGGGCAGGCCTGGACTGTCGGCGACAAGCAGGCGATCACGGCAAGCGCCGCGATCTGGTACGACGCCGACGTGGGGAAATACATCGGCCTCGGTGTTGGGACCGAAGATGAGGTCTGGTTTGAGATCGTCGAGGTCCTCTACGGGTGGACGGGCCTCATCGTCGAGGTCCAGAGCATCGACGTCCCAGAGGTCTGGCGCGGAGCGACCCCCACCGCGACCTGGAGCAAGGCAGAGGCCCTCGGCTCCCTCACCGTCGAGGAGGGGCACACGTGGGGCGCCGGCGACGAGCAGACCCTCACCATGAGCAAGAGCCTCTTCGAGACCGCGGACGTGGGGAGCTACGTCTGCTTCGGCCGCGGAGGGGTGAACGAGATCACCTTCGTGATCACCGCGATCGCCGAGGGCGGAGAGAGCGCCACCGTGGTAGCGCAGGACATTGCAGTCCCCGAGGTGTGGCGCGCCGCCGACCCCTCCCCGCACTGGTACTGGGTCCAGCCGACCCGAGAGATCACGCTCGAGGAACACGCGGTCGTGGTCCACGCCGGCATCCCCTACGAGTCCGAGGCCGAGCTGCTCGAGGTCTCCGACGCCACGGGGGACGCCCGCACCCGGCAGAAGCTCGTGACCCGGGTTCTCGTCGAGGTCCAGGAGACCGCGGGCCTCCAGGCCGGGGCCTCCCGGGATGCCTCTGATCCAGAGCTGCACGATCTGATCCGCCGCGAGGTGGCGGACGGCTACACGCGGGCCACGCCGCTTGAATCGGGGCTCTACGAGGTGAGGTGCAAGGGCACCTGGGACAACGGCGGCCGCGCCATCCTGCGCCAGACCGAGCCCCTGCCGGTGACGATTCTCTCCGCGATCCGGGAGGTCCAGCTCGGTGGCAAGTAGACTCCAGATCGTGACGGCTACGGCCGAGCACGCCCGGGACCTCGGGCCTCGCATCCGCCCCGAGGAGCAGCTCGAGGTGTGGGCCTCGTGCCGGATGAATACCGCCGAGGCGCTCCTCTTCTCTCTCCGGGCCTCGGAGGTGGCGGGCACCGTGCTCGTGGACGGCGAGCCCGCCGCTATGTTTGGCGCCGCGCCTGTGGTGGGCTCCGAGAAAACCGCGATTGTCTGGCTCCTCTGCTCGGACCTAATCGAGCGCGTCCCAATGCAATTTTGCCGGGCCTGCCGGACCGAGCTCGGGATCCTCCACCGCCGCTGGCCGGTCCTTCTGAACGCCATCGACGCGCGTTACGCGCGCTCCCTCCGGTGGGCCGAGTGGCTCCGCGGGGTCCTCGGCCCGCCCGTGCCCTTCGGGGCCGCGCTGATGCCTTTCCGCTGGGTGCGGTTCGAGGCGTCGCCCGGCGAAAGCCATGAAAGAGAGGTGGCCTATGGGTGAGGCTATCGCCATCGGTGGAGCGGTCGCCGCGATCGCGGGCATTGGTATCCAGGCCTACG